GATTCTAAATCATGGTCTTTTGATAACTTTGGTGAAGACTTACTTTTCTGTTGTGCAAGTGATGGCAAGATTTATAAATGGTCGCCTTCTGCACCTTCTACCATAGGCTCACAGCTAACTAATTCTCCTACAGGATGTTCTGGTGTTCTCGTAACTAATGAACGTCATGTTATAGCTCTGGGTGCTGGTGGTGATCCAAGAAAAGTACAATGGTCATCAAGAGAAGCAAGTACAACCTGGACAGCTGCATCAACGAATACTGCTGGTGATTTACAGATACCAACAGGCGGCAGAATATTAAGTGGTATTAAATGGCAAACAGATGTCATTATCTTTACTGATACAGGTATAGCAAGACTTTACTATACTGGTTCTCCTTTTATATACGGTATTCAAGATGCTGGTACTAACTGTAAAACTGCATCACCAAGAACAATAGTAACTTCTGGTAACTTCTTAGCATGGATGGGTGAAAACTCTTTCTTTGTTTTTGATGGATCAGTTAAAGAAATTAAATGTGATGTGCATGACCATGTATTTGATAACATTAAATATGCTTATAGACGTATTGCTTGTGGTGGCCACAACTCCAACTTTAATGAGATATGGTGGTTTTATCCATCAGGAGATGCACAAAAAACACCAAACAAATATGTCATATGGAACTATGTCGACAATGTTTGGTCAATAGGTGAGATGGATAGAGGATGTTGGATAGACCAAGGTGTCTTTGATTATCCTATCGCTTGTGATTCGCTTGGTAATGTTTACCAGCAAGACAGCACAACATTAAACAATTCAGAGAATTTAGGGACAGCAGTACCTTACGCACAATCAGGGCCTATCGAAATAGGTAACGGTGATAACTATGTGCAATGTAATCAGATACTCCCCGATGAAGAAGCAAATACATTACCTGGTGTTGTTATAAGTTTTACAGGAAGATTCACACCACTAGGAGCAGAAACAGATTTTGGTAACTTTACTTTTAATAGTGATGGTTACACCGATGCAAGATTTACAGCCAGACAAGTTCGTATGAAAGTTACTGGCGATACTGACCAGATGTTTCAGGTTGGTAATATACGATTAGATTTAAGAAACAGAGGTCGTAGATAGTGGCAAGAAAAACACTGACACGACCAGGTGAAGATTACGATAAAAACTATCTTAACTATTTAATATCAGAGATAGAATATCAAACAGGTATGACTTTCAACAAAGGTGAAAGAATACAAATAAATGGTGGTGATGCCACCGAGTTAGTATTGGTAAGTCCAAATGGAACAAAATATAAAGTTAGTGTCGCAGACAACGGAACACTCTCCACCTCCACAACAGTCTAAAGAAGACTGGGAACTAGAGTTTGAAAGGTTAGAGCATCATATTCTTCGTGCATTAAAGCACCAAGATATGTATAATTTAAGTGATATTAAAGAAAAAATAGGCCACGGAATGTTTCATATATGGCCTGGTAAGAACTCTGTAATGATAACAGAGTTTGTAGAATACCCCAGAGTAAAGGTAATGAATTTATTATTCTGTGCTGGGGACTACAGAGAGCTAGAGGCAATGCTCCCTAGCTTTGAACAATTTGCAAAACACTTTGGATGCAAAAGAATTTATGGTGGTGGTCGTAAAGGATGGCTACGAAAAATAAAACATCTTGGCTTTGACCAAGAATATCTGGTTAGAAAAGAATTATGAGTAAAGGAAAAACTGTAACACAATCAACAACTGATCCAGCACAAATGGCAATGTACCAGGACTTATATGATAAGTCTAAAGATATAGCCTCACAACCTTTTGTTCCTTATACAGGTGCAAAGGTAGCTGGATTTAACCCAGACCAATTACAAGGCTTTGATGCAACAAGATATATGTTCAATCAATCCATGGGTTATGATCCTAGACAGAAACTTAACAATCTAGCAAATCAACCAACGCCATCAGTCACACCTTATACTGGTACAGCAACAAATTTACAACCAGCGGCAATGCAAACAGGAGCAAATATAGCTCCAGTAGATTCATATGGTGGAGCTTCAATTGATCGTAATGATATAAGAAATGTTCAACCAAAATCACTTTTAGATACAGACTTAAATGCATATCAAAATCCTTTTCAATCACAGGTTATAGATAATACTCTTGGTGATTTAAACAGAGCAAGACAAATGCAACTACAAAGCGACCAAGATGCAGCAATCGGTAGAGGTGCATTTGGTGGTTCACGTTCAGCATTATTAGAATCAGAAACAAACAGAAACTTCGCAGAACAAGCAGCAAGAACAGCTGGTGATTTACGTTCACAAGGTTTTGATAAAGCTACAGCATTAGCTGGTCAAGACATAGGAAGACAATTCGATGCAGACAAATACATGTCTGGTATTGACAGCAATGTTGCAATGCAAAACGCATCCTTTGGACAACAAGCTGGACTAGCCAGTCAAGGATTGCTTGGTGATATGTCGATTAATCAAGCAAAACTAGATGCAGCAAAATTTGGTGCTGACCAAAATGCATTAAACCAGTTTGGTTTACAGCAAGGCTCTTATAATAACGCTATGAACATGGCTAACATGGATGCAATAAACAGAGCAAGATTTATGCAACCAGGATTGGATATGCAAAACAAACAGTTTCAAGCTGGTATATTTGGCAACCAATTAAGCGACCAGTACAGAAACCTAGGTTTATTATCTGGTATCGGTTCACAACAACAAGGACTACAACAAGCTGGAATGGATGCTGGTTACAACGAGTTCTTACGAGCTATTAACTATGGCCCACAACAACTTAATTTACTAAGTCAAGGCTTGTCGGGTATGCCTGTAAATAGTTCTCAATCAGAGGGATATAAGCCTGGTACAGCAGATTATCTTCAAACAGCACTTTCTATATTTGGATTATCTGACAAAAGATTAAAAGAAAATATTAAACTTGTAGATAAAGTAAAAGGACACAATGTTTACACTTGGGATTGGAATGATACAGCTAAAAAAATAGGCGTAACATCACCAACTAAAGGTGTTATAGCTCAAGAGATTTTACAGTCTAATCCAGAAGCAATAGCCTTACATGAAAGTGGCTACTTAATGGTCAACTACGGAGCTTTATAATGGAATTTTTTAATAAAATAGGAAATGCTTTTGCAAACTTTGGAAGTGGTAACAGTTTATATGGCGATCAACAGCAAATGAATCTTTTGCGTAATTCTGCAAATCCTGAAGATATGCAAAAATTACAACAATTTAAAAGACAAGGATTTCAAAATCTTGCAGATGTTATGGGAGTTATTGGAGCTCAAGGCGACCCACAAAGAATGGCTTTAGCTCAAAACAAAATTAGACAAAGAAAAATAGATGAAGAAAATGCTAGAGCAAAAGCAGAGCAGAAAGCAGCCTATGATAGACAATATAATTTGTTAAGTGAAGATCAAAAAAGAATAGTTGACCGACAAAATGCTGGTATTAAATTAAATAACAAAGGCTCTTTACCGTCATCTATTAAAGAATTTGAATATTCTTTAACCAATCCAGATTATGCTAAATTTATGGAAGATAGAAAATCTGACACAAATATAAATACTGGTATTAGTGGTTTCCAAAAATCAGCGGTTGATGCTTACAACAATGTTCAAGCAGAAGCTAAAGATGCAAGAGTAATTAATACAAGTTTAGATACTCTTGATAATTTATTAGATAAAGGTGTTAATACTGGTTTTGGTTCTGGTTTTGGTTTAAGCCTTCAAAGAATTGGTCAAAGCCTAGTAGGGGAAGATTATAAAGTTGGAGATATTGCTGGAAGAGAAGCCTTCCAAGCTGAAACAACAAAACTTATCCTACCTCTTGTAAAACAACTTGGTGTAAACCCAACAGATAAAGACTTAGATTTTGTAAAAACTGGTGCTGTTGAACTTAGTAAGTCTGAAGCTGGTAACAAAATAATGATAGCTGGTCTTAGACTTTCACAAGAAAGAAAATTAGATGAATCTAATTTTGATAATCAGTTTTATTTAAAAAATCCTCAAGCAACAATTTTTGAAAGAAACATTGCTTTTCAAAAACACATGAATGAAAATCCAGAGTTATATACTTCAATAACCTTACAACAGGCTTATGATAATTTATTATTAAACCAAGCTACTAACGTAATATCAACTGATGATGCGAGTCCTTTTTAATGAAATATGAAATAGGAAAAATTTATACCTTTAATGATAAGGAAGGTGCATACCTCTACAAAGGTGGTGATCCATCAGATTCTTCAAGTTGGAAAGGCAATGTTATGTCTGGGCCAGTTGCTTCAACTGGGTCTGGTTTAACTTTTGCATTTCAAGATGAAATAGTAGGTGGTTTAAGAGGTGCGTTAAGTCCAAACCTTACCATGAAAGAAGGTATAGACTTAGAAAGAAAAGCATTAAAGCAATATCAAGAAAAAAATCCACTAGAGTCTCTTGGTTATGAGGTTGGTGGAGCTGTGATACCAGCTATAGCAACATTTGGCGGATCAACACCATTAACTACCGCAAAAGTTGGAACATCGGCAGCAAAAGCTGGAGCTTCTGGTTTTGCTTATGGGGCTGGTTCTGGAGAAGGATTGCAAGACAAATTAACACAAGGAGCAATAACTGCACCCTTTGGTGCTGCAACAGGTGCAGCTACAACTATACTTTCAAAACCTTTTACAAAGATTGGTAAAACAATAAAAGATGCTTTTGAATCACCTGTGAAAAAAGGTGAGCAAGAAGCAGTTAAATTAGTTAAACAAGCATTAGAATATGACAAAACAAATATAGATGAAGCCATAAAATATATTTTAGAAAGGTCTGGTAAACAGTTCTCTTTAGCAGATATTGGCCCAAGTAGTAGAGCTTACCTTGATGCAGTAAATGTCTTACCTGGCCCTGGTAAAAAAACAGCAATGGATTTTTTAATTAAAAGAAATGGTGGTTCATTAAATAGAATTAAAAGTGATTTAACAGATGTCTTTGGCGAACAAGGATCATATTTTGATACTTATAAAGCATTAGAAACAGTTAGAAAAAGCTCTGGTCAAAAAATGTATCAAAACGCATTTGAGACAAAAGTACCAGCTACAACAGAATTAACATCTTTAATGAAAACAGATGTTATGCAAGATGCACTTAATAAAGCATATAAAATAGCAAATGCACAAAAAGTTAAATTACCTAATTTAGTTATTGGTAAAAATGGAAAGCTATATACTCAAAAAGGTGCTGAAGTAACAGATATTGATACAAAATTTTTACACTATATGAAACTTGGATTAGATGACTCTATCTATACAAGCAAATCACCTACAAGTGGTGTTGGTAAAACATTATTAAGAGCAAATACACAAATTAAAAATGAATTTTTAGATTATTTAGACTCTAACAATCCAGCTTATAAAGCGGCAAGAAACCAATGGGCAGAAAAATCTGCAATAATGGATGCTCTTGATTCTGGAAGAAACATTTTAAAACCAAGTACAAATGTAGATGAACTAGCAGATGAGATAACAAGAATGTCTCAATCAGAAAAGTTAGCATTTAGAAATGGTGTAATGAATACTATTATAGATAAAATGGAGTCATCTGTTTTTGAAGAGGGAGCTGGTAGAGGAACTAATCTTGCTTACAATATTATTAAAACTCCTAAAAATAAAAAATTATTAAGATTAACTTTTCCAAAAGGGGAACAAGGAACAAAAACATTTACTAAGTTTATGTCTAAATTAAATGATGAAGTACAAATTAAAGATACTGCTAATACAGTAGTTGGAAATAGTGCTACCGTTGGTAGAGCTGAAGCTCTTGGCCAAATTAAGAAAATTGTTGAGCCAGATGATATACAAAACCTAAGTCCAAT